AGAGCCAACTCTGAAACTGCGATGCTCCAAGTTGCAATAATATAGCGACATGGAACTCGCCGTAAAATCAAGAAAGTTGGTTTACCTACTTTTTTGATTTTACTATATTATAGCAGATATTTTAAAAGGCTCAAGTTTATTAAATATAATTTCCGATAATAAGAAAAAGCGGCCTGTATCACCAACAAATTTTGTATACCCACCAATTGACTGTGTTGTATACCCACGCTGAATTTGTGCTTCCAGATCTGCAATTTCTTTCAGATTGGCTTCACGTTTTGCGGTAACACTGTTCAGATTGTTAGTGGCTTGTGCCAGTTTGTCAGCACCTGCAGCGGCTTTTATTAACTCTGTTGTACCCGATACACCACCTGCTAACAGGTCCAGGAATTTAGCCAGGAATTTAGATGCACCAATCTGCTGATCGAGTTCAGCGATAGCCACGGACAGGTTGTTACGTAACGCAGTGGCAGACTGATCTACAGAACGAGGAAGTTTATCGAACTGTGCGCTGATTTCATCAGTCGCGTTGTTTAACAACAACAGTTTATCACGGGTAATTTCACCATCAGAACCTAACTGTTTAAGTTCCCCCGTGGTAACACCCATTTGTTTAGCCAGCACCTGAAGAACAGTCGGTAATTGTTCAGATACAGACCTGAATTCATCACCCTGTAACCGACCAGATGCAAACGCCTGTGATAACTGGTAGATTGCGGCTGATGCTTCAGCACTGGATGCACCAGAAACACGGGCCATTTTCTGTAGGTTATCGGTGAACTGCAGAATAACCTGGTTACTGATCCCGGCATCTTTACCAGCAGCGGCAAAACGCTGAAAACTGTTTGCCGCTGCGTCAATATCGGTTCCGGCCCGGTTAGCCTGTTGTATGAGTTGCGCGAAGATTTGCTGTGATTCAACTGATGTTGCTGTATATAAACTGATACGGCTTTGCAACAGTTCAACTTTCGTTGCTGTGTCTACAAATGCTTTACCCCAGTCGTAAAGTGACCCTGCAATCTGTAAACCAACAAACGCTTTTGCACCAGTGACAAGTGTTTCAAGAGCGCCTTTAGTTTTTTGTGTTGATTGATTAGTGTTATTCTGCTGATTATCAAGTTTTTTAAGACTGTTAGTCAGATCGTCAATTGCTTTCTTTTCATCAGCAGTTGCTTGTTTGATAATTTTGGCTAATTCAGCAAATTTCTGTTGATTATTAACAGTCTGACCAGCCGCACGAGCAGCAGCACCCTGTGTTGCTAACAGGCGTGATTGTTCCTGTGCTGCTTCACGAGTAGCCCTAGCTACAGCAACAGCTTTAGCAGCCTGATTAGCTTGTTGTTGTGCCAGTTGCTGTGCTGCTTTTGCAACCTGCTGTTCAGCCACAGATAACTGATTGGCAGCCTGTGCAGCAGCTATGGTTGATTTTTCAGTCTGATCTAACTGACTGTTAAGATTATTAAGATTGCGGTCAGCCGAACCGGTGTCAATCTTAATATCAATAGGATATTGTGCCATGTTGGTTAACCTTTTCGTGAAGCATGTACACAGTTTAACACGTTAACCATAATATATGAAAAAGCCCGGAACTAACCGGGCTTATGTTTATTTTTCTTCATCTCGGCAACTCGTGCAGACCGTAATGCTATCAATAATTTCCACAAGAATTGTACATCAACGTTATACACCCGTGCATAACGCTCACAAGCAACCCAATCAGCTTCCATAAGATCCAAATAAGCATTCCAGTAAAATATAGCATCAGGTCGCAATTCAGGACGTTTCTGTACAACAACCGGAACAGATATACCACGAGCAGCCGCCCCTTGTGTAACCCAGTCCAGGTCGTCCCCGTCTGTCTTATCGTTCCACAAGAGGAAGTCGATCAGTTTTTTTCAATCTGTTTTTCCCATTCGTCCTGGAAGAATGCGGAATTAATTGCGAACTGAATAACACGACTGTAGATCACCTGACCGAAACGTTCATCACTTAACAGTTCAATAGCTTCTTCAACACTGAATGGTTCCGGTTTGTCATCTTCACCAATCAGTTTCCAGTCCAGCATAAGAACGTTAGCCACGAACTTAACACCTTCTGGTGTATATTCCTGATTCCACAGTTTTTCAAAGAAGTTTTCAGACAACACACCGTTCTGTTTTACATAGTCCGCGACTGTTACGTTATATACCTGGTTAGCGGTGTTCAGGTTCAACACAGTGATACTGAAATTTTCATTTAAAATCAGTTCAGCAGAAGACTTCAGCACTAATGGAGAAAGTGCTTTTTTCAGATGGTCAAATTTTGACATGGTTTTTACCTTTTATGTAGTAGACGATTAGATAGTAATAGTTCTGTACAAATTACGCAACAAAAAAGCCCGGCGTTAACCGGGCAACCACTACCATCTACCATGTCATGCTGTAGGCAAGTACGGGAACAAGCTGAATCCAATCATAAAACCGATCGACTCTTCTTCGTGGGCGTTACCGCTAACAGTGACTTTCACTTTTTCGCCCGTCGCAAGGTTCTTGGAACCGTCACCCAGTGTCATAGCGGGGATGTTAACCACAATTGCACCGTCACCGTTTACCCCGGCAAGTTCGAAGTTAACGGTCGCGTTGTTACGGATCGCAGCCAGTACAGCACCGTCCGTCATCACCGTTTCAGTTTCCATCGTGATTTCCAGGTTACCGATGTTGGTAAACGCAGCACCCATCACGCCCAGCACGTTTTCACCTGACACGTTGTTATTCACGGTGACAGTAACGTCTTTCAGGAACGTACTGAGGCCACTATCATCAATCCCGGTCAGTCGTACACGGTTCAGGTTCGTTACGGTGTTGTACGCTTCGTTAGCCACGAATTCAACATACCCGGAACCCGGTAGCGCGGTTTCTGACGGTGCTGATAAATCCTGTGCTACAAACGTCAGATCCATTGTCATTTTTTCAGTCAACGGTGCGTTGATCGTCATCTGGTTTGCAGCTACAGCACGCGCATATTCATAAATAACAGGTGTCGTGTTGTAACGTGCTTCCATTGTGTATTCAGTTTTAACGAACTCTGCAGAGTCAACAGGAACGTTTCGAACAAAACTGGAAACAAATAAACGTACAGTTTTACCTGTACCTTCTTCAGTGGTGAATTCACTGTTAGCGAGAGTCAGAACATGATCACCAACCATAGTCACGCGGGCCATTTTACTGGTAACCGACTGTGTTAGACCGTCAATATAAATATACTGGCCAGGTACTAAACCCAGTGTGGAAAAATCTAGGGTGGTAGACGTCAACTGACCATTACTATTAACAGCGATATCACCAGACGTTGCAGCATAACCCACAAGATACAAACGAGCTTCAGCAGGCGGTGACGCTTCGGCACTAAGCCCTGACACGTTGATAGCCGTAGTGGTACTACCAGCGCCTACAGTTTTCAAACCGTTGTTTGCAGCCAGTGTAAAACCTGTTGCATAAACCAGTGCACCTTCAGGCAATGTTGCGTCAAGAGTAGCAACGTTATAAGCGTCAGTATCAACACTGGTAACGTCAATATCAATTGCACCAGCACCGACCCATTTACTATAAAGTAACCCGTCACCCCAGTAGCGGAACGTATCAAGTGTCAGGTCTGTCTGAAAACCCGGTGCAACTTCAACGTTAGTTACCGTGCCTTTACGTGCAGATCGGTCCGTACTGATCGGTGTACGCTGAGTCTTTGTAATATCAGCACTATAAGAACTGATTTCGTTCGGTTGTTGAACCGTCCAGGGTGTACCAGAAACAGGTTCACAGACTTTTGCCACACTGAGTCGTGTTGCGTTTACATCAGCCGCAGGTGTTTGCGAACATTTAAAAATTGATTCAGCCATTGTTCTAAGCCTCGTTTGATTGCAATCATTCGTAGTTTAATATATTTCTTCGTATTCGTAACTAAGTACAACGTTTGTTAAAAACCACGCGTTATCACGACCCTGATGACGAATATCAACACTCGTGTAAATTAACGGGCGATCCTGCCAGATACCTTCAAATAATTTTGCAAGCCGATCCGCAATATCAATACTCAAAGTGTCCATACCATACTGAGCAGGTGTGCGTACCTGTAAAAAAACATTTCCTGTTCTTAAACGACGACGACAAACACCTTCCCCACCCAGCGTGGTTATTGTCCACGGACCGGGATTGTGTGTCAGAATCAGACCGGGTTTTTCTGTAGTGTCATCAGGGAGTTGACCAGAAGCGATTGTAAATCTGTCAGGCGTAATTTCCACGGGGAGATTCGCCAGAACGCGATTATAAACAATTCCTGAAACATCTGAGAGTGTCATCACTGATTAAACCTCACCATTATTCCGGCTTTTAATATAGCACGTTCGACAAACCCGGAAGGTGTCTGTGTACTGCTACCACCATTGAGAACCCCAATGTAAGGAACGTTGTTAGTAATATGCAGTTCCTGACCATTAACTTTAATACTGCTGATAGTGACCGTATCCTGTTCGATACGTGCTTTACTGGCTTCAACATTACCTGTTGGTGTATCAGGACTATTAGCGGGTTGTCCCTGATCGAACCACCAGTTGTTACTTGCCCAGCCTATATCCACAGGTGTACCGTCAGGTGGTTCACTGACAAGAATGTTACAGTAAAATAGTTGTTTTGACAGAAAGGAAGCAGCAAT